GGACGTCCAGCCAATATGTCAGTTATTAAGGTTTCAGCGTATTTTTCATTCATGAATAATAAACTGTCCTTCAATAAAAAACGCATTGGTTGTTCCATTGGTGACATTAATGTTTTCAGTAATTCCTGTAACGTTATTTTCCCTGAATTAGCAAGCATGGAAAGGAGGCCTAGCAAATTAAATTTGTAAGCCCCCAGATCCAAGATACTACGAGACGCTACTCTTTTAATGTAGCGAATCGGATGTTTTATATTCATTTTAGGCAATAGTTGGAATAATATATTAATTCTACCCATTGCGTTATTCTGAGATATAAACATCTTTCAGGAAATAGCTGATACATAAGACCCATCTATTCAAGAAACTTTTGCGAATTCAAAACTTTTGTTATGTGAAACTACAGATTTTGATAAATTAATACCAACTCCGTAACCTCTCATTAACGACAAGTATTCCTCCGCAATATCTTTCTCGAATAGAACTATGTCATCACCCAAAAGTTCATATTCAGTATACCATTCTGTTTTAGGGAATAAACCCCTGACATTTTGATATGCCTGTTGAACAATTAAGTGATGAGTAAGGGCGAGCATGGCTCAACTTGATAATGCACCCATAGGTTGACCAACTGCATATTTAACAGAGATTACATCTATTCCTGACTTATCAGGATATAGTAATTTGTAATCACGGTTAGTCAACAGTTGCCTCCAAGAGGAAGCAGCCTCAACCCCTATTAATGGTTGAAGCACTGCTTCTTGTAAGGCAATAGGTAACCTATCAGTAGCTGCAGATAAATCATAACCGAATGATCGACCATACTTGACTACTTTAATAGAAGCTCTTTTAACTGCTTCTTGTTGGTCAAATGTGGCATCATTAGGAAGTGACTTAAGAAACTTAAAGATCATTTCATGGAGGGGTTTCAACACAGATTGTGTCCAAACGTCCACCAATGCAAAGACCCTTAATTTTCCTGCAGGTTCCTCCTTAATAGCTAATTGTCCAAGGCTTGGATAATCATCTTTAAGAGGTTCATATTTTGGTAGTACTTGAGATTCCTTGATAAATTGAAACCTTAAAAAAAGTTTTATTTGATCAAAGGATCGTAGTAATTGTAAAATATGAACATCCATATTTTCACGAACAAGTCCGTGAACATCAAATAATCATCCATTCCAAGAACTCTTAGCGGTCGGTGAGGCCGTCTCAAGAGGAAGTAAACCAAATTCCTTAGATAAAATGGATTTGTCAAAACGTGAAGCTATTCTTTGGGAAATTTCCCTTAGATCAGCAACACCTCGTGATAATTTGTTTTCATCTCCGGAAAATGGATCCGTTATTGTTTCCAGTTTAAGTTTACTGGGTGCTCGTATCACTCTATAAAGAGAGTACAAGGTCAACCAATATCTTATTCTGAAAGCATTTCCCTGTTTGATTTCTCTACGATCACTTAACGGTATAAACCGGGGTAATCGTGAGGTTGTTAAACGAGGCAACGGAAGATCGGGTTCTATAGCCCTTAAGCTATTTATCTGATCTTTACTTATACATTTCTGTATCGCTAGATGGCAGGATTTTAAGTATTTTACTGTTGTTAATGAACCATGATTTTTAGTCATGATTAATAAATAACGGCAAAATCCATACAAAATTTTGAGTTCTCGAAAGAGGCTTACTTGCTT